GGGGAATAAGTGGATAGTAATATAATCTTGCAAGGGATAATTACTAGTGATATGGTAGCAGGTTGGTCTACTGATAAAGTAAGTACGCTTATCAGAGAACTTGACGACTTGGTATACATTACATACGAAGAATTATCTAGCGACAGAGAAGATATAGAAGGACTATTCGACAATGAATACGAGTAGACGAAAGAAGAAAAGGTTTGATATGAGAAAAGTATTTATATTGGTGCTCGGCATGGGGATATTGCTTATGCTTGGTATCAGATTTGCTATACCAACTGGTCAACCCGAACCAACTCCGCAAGAAGTTTCGAAGGGCTGGACAGTAATGGACAGTAAGTCTTATGCTCAGGATAAGTTATACGAGTGGCAATATAAACAATGGTCATGCCTTAATAAATTGTGGACTAAAGAAAGCAATTGGAGACCCAATGCATACAATAAAATTAAAGTAATGGGTAAGAATGCTGGAGGTATTCCACAATTATTAGGGCTTGACCCAAAGACTCCTGCGCCTAGACAGATAGAACGAGGGTTGGATTATATCTATAACAGATACCACACCCCTTGTCTAGCGTGGAAGTTCTTTACTAAAGAAGGGTACTACTAATTAAACCTAAACACATTACAGAACTTAAGCCTGATTACAAATCCGCTATGGACATCAGAGGTAGAGCCACTACCTTATGTCCATGTGGTTGTAATGTATGGAACTTAAAGACTATCTTCGATGAGGAGACAGGTGAGATTGATATGTACTTTCTAGATATGGAGTGTGCTTTATGTGGCACTCTTGCAACAGCACCAACACCAGATGACGAGGAGATATGATGCCAACTTATTCATATAGATGTAATGATGACAAGGCACTATTAGAATTAAGTCGTAGCGTTGATAACCGAGATGACTTAGTTGAGTGTCCACAATGTAATAGAGAAATGGTAAGAGAGTATCAAGCAAACCCTGTTATCTTTAAGGGTACTGGGTTCTATTCAACAGGAGGTTAGCATGGAAGATGCAATTCAAATACTTAAAGAAGCAAACAAAGTATTTGCTGACATGTTTGGCATAGAGGAGGACGATGATGAGTGAGCCTATGTATTTAATGGGTGATGATGTTGCACTAGGTATTAACCAAACCTGTGACAACTGTGATGAGATTGATTGTGGATGCTATGAACCTGATAGAATGTGGGGAGATGATGACTGACATTACAGAACAAGATGAACAAGATGAAATGCTAGCAAAGTTCTGGGCTGACTATGGTGAGACTATGTGGGTAGACCCAGCAGAGCAGGAAGAGTTATGGTATGAGAAGAATTTTCTTTAAAGGATTATTCTTCATCGCTCCCATTCTCATTCCCACTCTCGCTGTGAGTGCTATTGTCTGTCTCTTCTATGGTATCTTCTTCTTCATGCTCTTTATCTGAGAAGTCGTTATCTCTATATGGCTTGAAGCCACCCATTTTGTTTATTAATCTTTTAATTGCACGCTTATGTCTCATGCGTGCTGTGTCCTCGCTGAATAACTCAAGGAGATTTGCTATCTCTTTGAAGTCAAGGGACTTAACTTGTGAGTTACACCATAATCACCACGCAATACTGCTGGAAGAATTGCTTCCACCATATCAGGTTCATAGTAATATAAATCACCTGTATCATAGCCAACAGACTTGGCTTTCCATCTTTGACAATAATCTAATGCTTGATTGCGTAGGCTACGATAGATTAAATTCTTTGCATCCTTCTCACCTATCGCTTCCCATTCATTTAATTTATTAGGATGTTCTACGAACCATTGATAGAGTGATTGCTTTATATCCTCTAGTTCAACCATAGAAAACTTCTTATGATACTCAGAGGATACAGCGACTACTATATAGTCCCACCTTTCAATGCGTTCAAAATCCATACTACTTCCAAACCTTCCCATCAAACACAAATGAACCATCCATATTAACTGGAACAAGATGGGGTATAACTTTATTTCCGTCTACATATAGCACACCAAATCCTTTGTGCCATGTAAATAATCCACCCTTTACATACTTAGCAAACTTAAAGTCCATTAAGCAACCGACCTCTAAGCCCCATAAAGTTTTAGGATGTCCGCCAAAGTATGACTGTGTGTAATGTGTTAGACCCATACGGTGAGTATGCCCACAGACTACGCTCATGCCCGCTCTCTTCGCTAGTCCTAATGCAGTAGCACCTGCAGTAGGTTGCACATTACCCTCATCACCATGCAGTAACAACCAGTTAGGTGCTAGTTCATATGGTTTTTCATGGTAAGTAATGCCCAAGTTGTCAAGTTTTAAGAAGTTCTTTAACTCTAGTTCGGGCAATCCAGCAAGACCTGGTGCTCTTGTTTTAATTGTATTAAATAATCTATCTGTGTGATTACTACGAATCATATGTTTAATTTTTAATGATTCAAGTACTCGGTAGGTTTCATCTCTATCCTTAGCAATAGACTTCTCATGCTCTAGGTCAGTACCCCTACTCCATTTTGAAATAGTCTGCATATCCATTTCATCCCCAACCGATACTACCTCGTCAGGTTTATATTGTTTTATAAACTTAGACAGTACGGAGACTGCCTTCCTGTCATGGTATGGTACCTGCAAATCAGACACGCAGACTATAACCTTCATCTGTCCCACTTTCCTCTAAGAACTAACAACCCTATGATTGCATAGTTCGCCATGTCCTTAAAGGAATCTTCAAGGCTTTCGTGCTCAGGTTCTTTGCCATTGTCTACTAAGTTATTAATCCGTGCCAACTTATCATGCATACGAACTCTTAATCCATTGACTGGTCCACCAGGTGAATCAGATATATTCTTTGGTCCGTAATCTTTATGCTTAGATAAAAGTAAATCTAATAGTTCTTGAAATGTATGTGCTACTGATACTTCAAATGAATCAGCACTTGGCGGTTGCCTAAGTTCCCATTCTTTACTCACTGTTATTCCCCTCTTCAGGTATTGAACTTATTACTTTGTTGACTGACTGTTGTAGTCGTTCATAGTACCACATATTCCATTGTTCTTGCCTATCAAGTTCTTCTATTCTTGTCATTGCTTTCCCCCTTCGAGTAGTTGTTTAATCTCATCATCTATTTCCATCATCTGTGATTCGACTATCATCTCTTCCACTATATCTTTGATTGCTTCGGGCTGTGTCTCAGCCGTAAACAATGTCATATATGTAGACTGGGTTATTGACTTTATCTGTTCAGGTTTATCAGCATACTTAAATAAACATCTAAGTAAAGAACCTATCATTAATCTTGCACCATTAGGTAGAACCAAGGCTGGGTCAAACTCTTCATCATCTTCTAATAAATGGTCAGTTGCTTCGAACACATTTTCGAATCGCTCACCACACTGAGGGCATGGAGGAATCTCTTTATTCATTAAGTCCTGCCTTCTCTCTTATGTAATCTGCACCGTATTTAACATATGCACTATTAACATCTTCTCCGTCTGGTAGTTGTACGATAGTAACTGGTAGTTCTCTTGCTAAACTATTAGCAAATTCTTTTCCTGGTTGGTCGCCATCTGCAAATACGAATACTCTTTCGAAGTCGGCAAGTAATCTAGTGTAATGTTTCTTCCAACTATTAGCACCAGGTACACCGATACAAGGAATACCAACACAACTAGATAAAGTAATTGTGTCTAACTCTCCTTCACATACACCTATGAAATCTCCTGCTCGTTCTATATCTAATACATTAAACATCTTTGTTTCCGCACCAGTCATACCCATATACTTTGGTTCAACTGCTGGATTAAGAGAACGAAACCGCAGGTCAACGACACCAGTCTTAGTGATGTAAGGTATAGATAATCTTCCTTGAAAAGAATCATGTCCAATTTCAGGCTCCCCTACTACGCCTAATCGAGCCAGACGTGCTGCCTCCATTGAGATACCTCTGCTTCTTAGGTAATCCTCTGCCTGATAAATGTTTGCCGCGTATCTCTGAGTTGCTTGGTCCAACAATTCTCTCTGCGATTGACTTTGCTTCACGTATATCTACCCTTTCCTGCTGTGCGATAATTTGTAAACTGTTACCCTGGACTCCGCAGGCGAAGCAGATGTATATGTTATTGTCGAGATTAACACTTCCCGACTGGTGTGTGTCGGAGTGGAATGGACACTTGAGATTAACTTGCCCGTGTCCTTGTCGTACTTGTGCTCCGTAGTGTATAAGTACTTCTCTAATATCTGGTAAGTCATTTGCCTGCCCTCTTAGTCCACTGTTCAAAGTCTTCCACCACCCAAGCCTTATCTATTCCTGCCTGTCTACGTTTAACTATTACAAACTTATATGGTACTTCTTTTAATCCCCTAGCCTTAGCATAATTCTCTGCTTCTACTTGTGCTTCTCGCCAGAACTGTGGTAAGTCTAACTTCTTTGTTGCTTTTAATTCTAATATAATTGCTGTTCCTTCTAAGAAAGCAACTACATCACCCTCATCTTTAGCACCAGCCTTAGTTAATCTCTCGGCTAATATATCTTTAGACCTAAGCCATCTAACTACACCAGTTTCAAATGCTGAACCTTTACGTTTGCCATAACTACTCATGAGTGAACCCACTTATAGGTATACGCCAACCATTTATATATGAATCATAATACTCAGGCTTAGTAAACTCTTCAGGATATGCAGCACCAAATATTTCTACCTCAGAAAAATATTCTAGGTCTAAACATTTAGTACCAATGATAACCTTACCTTCATCTTTACGCCAGAATGGTATGCTGTCTTGAGTTCTGATAGACCTTACCTCTACATTATTACCAACATCTGGTAATGAGTGACGCTTCTTATGTAGCACATTAGGGTACCAAGGATTATTCCAAGCAAGATTATAGTGCTTAGCAACAGCCCACTCACATACATTAGCACGTATGTTGGCATTAATCTCAGGCTCTAACTTACCATCTGCTTTACCCTGTGCGTAGTTAGGTTGGTCAGTAGAACCAAACTTAGCCAACCATCTTTCTACTGCAAGCATAGTGCAGACTCTCACTTCATCTTTTCTTAGGGTTATTATCACGCCATTTTACCTGAGGAAACTTAGTTAAATTAATAAAGAAAAAAATGAAATCAAACCTAATAACTCTAGCGACAACTGATGGAACATCAGCATTATAAAATTCCAGTAATCCATAGTACTCCATTCCTATACCCCAGCAATCCAGAGTATTCCTGCTTATAGTTATAGTATAATTATTAATATCTTTTTGCATCAGTGGTTCTCTGGGATATCATCGACGAACATATACTCAGGATTAAATGCAATCCAAGTCATTAATGCTCCTCCTGCATCCGCCCTTCCGTATCTATTCTTGACGGGAGCAACACCCATTGAAGTTCCGACAACACCAAGTGTACATATAAGCGCTGGAAGTTGTGCCACTTTACCCTGGATAGCAGAGCGTGGCTGACACGGTGTCCCAAGAACAGCCTCACTAGTATGATGAAGAACGACAACAGCCGAATTAGTAGCACGAGCAAGATATTTTAACTCCTTCATTATCGCCCTCATAGAGGCGAACTCCTCGCCACCATCTGTGGCTACATCCATTAAGTTATCAACTATGATAAGTGTGGGAGAACAACCCCACAGTTCTTCAAAAGATTGAACCTCTTCATCGATGTCTTGTAGTGTTGGTGCTGATTCAAATGACCAGACTATGTGATTACTCTTTGATAGAGTAGCCTTAGTCCAACCTATATCAGATTGCAACATTCCTTCTACATCTGTTTGATTCTTTCCAGAAATCATAGAGGCTAATCGCATAGCCATTGTATGTGCATTAGTATCAGCAGAGATGTAAAGTGTAGGCACCTTCATCTTTAATGCTAGTGCTAATGCAAGTGTGGATTTTCCAACTCCTGGTGCTGCAGCGAACATAGAAACTTCGGAGCGACGGATGATAATCTTGTTCGACTCGAATGCTTTAAAGCAAGATGGTAATGGTTCCCCACCAATACTGGCACGACCAACTGAGCGGATAAGTGTACGCATCCAGGTTCCTTTCTAGTTCCGAAAAAAGATTTATGCCAGTCTTTTAGTTTACTGGTTTGCATTGGTCAGGTGTTCCTTGAGGTGAAGGACAAGACCAAAAGGCATAAGGTTTTCCACTTGCCTTACTTATTCCCTCTCTCCATATACGGCCTCCGTGCTTGCACACTGGCGCTGCTGTACCTGATGCTGGCGACACTGGGGTTGGTGCGGAGTAACTCGAGGGCTTTGTGTTTGTAGTGGAACTCGATGTCGATAAAGGGCTGAGGTTATAAGCACCT